AACGTTTCAACATCTCCTTTAAATGTAGGAATTCTACTCCTAAACCACGAATCATTTATCCCTATCAGTCCTCCCAGGACTTTCGCGGCAGCCGAAGAAGATGTCAAAGTTGGGTTCTTGGAACCGTCCAAAGTACGGAGCCAAGAGAAGGTGTCGGACTGGGGCAACTGGTCCTCAAACTCATCTGTTCCGGCTGCCGCAGCGGCAGCAAATGTTGATATTTCTGATGCAGCGGAAACAATCCGTGCGGAAACTAATTCTGTCATCTCATCGACGGTCACCTGTCGTTCGTTGCCGTTTTTATCCACAGCTTTAAAGCCAACTATATTATTCAAGTCCATAATGCAAATTTTAAAATTAAAACAAATACTTCACCCATGCAAAATAATTACTGTTCTCAATATAATTCGGATCATCCTCGTTGGAATATGCCTCCCTCTCAAACGATACCGTCTTATACGCCCTGCCGGCATCCTTCAACCGTACCGCCCTGACCAGCCACTCCACACCATACCAGAGATAGAATGCCAGCCCGGCCAGTACCAGCCACCAGGCGGAAAGGTCAAAACACAACAGCAAGATCCAGATAACTGTACCGATGGCAACTGCCATCTCAACCCATTGACGGGCGTGGGTACACTCATGGTTTCTCACTTTCTGAGTGATTTTCTCTTCCGGTCGCTTGCTTAAAACAAACGGACCGATTGTTATCGTATGGCAAGAACTGAACGCAAGCAGCACCTTTGCCAGAAGGTTGTTACAATATACCTTTTTCATGTTGTTCCTCCTTTTTATCTAAATAATCATTCAAAGAATCAGCCAGCAGACCGGGCAGCATGGAGGTGGAGCGTCTTATGATATCCACCTCTTCTTCGTCAATCTCGACACCTTCAGCAGTAGATTTGAATATCTTCTCAGCAAGGAGATGCGCCTTCAAACCCGCTACGTTCTTGTATATCCAGTCACCGTAGGCCTCAGTGATGTTGTTGGCTATCAGTTTTTCTTTCTTAATCCCGTCGTAAATAGGAAATTGTGCAAAATTTATTCTCATACTTTAATATTTTAAATGTTATAAATCCACCCAGGTACTTCCTCCATTCGTTGACTTGCGAATTCCGTTTCGCCCGACTGAAAAAATATAACTTCCACATCTTACATACAGAGCATCATTCGCTGTTGAAACATCCCCGGTTGATGATACAGTTATACTTCCACTTCTAATTACTGTATCCAAAATACCTTGGTATAAATGTCCGTCTATTGACTGGAACCGTTCGTATTTCATTTCAAATTTGTCGTATTGCAGCAACAAATTATCAACATTTACAGCCGACATATTAGTGCTGCCGATAAAATTATTACCGATATTGAATCCGCCAATTGTCCCCTTTGTCGCTATGATAGTCCCGGTGATATTCGCTTTCTGACAAAGAATCTCTCCGGTCTTTGTGTCCATCCTCAGATTAGGCTGGCCGTTAGTGCTGTCCTGTGACTGCATGATACCGTAAGGTGCCCCGTCCGATGTGTATCCGTTCAACTTGAACATAAATCCGGCTATGTTCGCCTTATCAGCAAGGAATATGTCGGTTACCAGACTTTTGTATTTCTGCATGGCTTCCCAGTTGGAATCTCCGTTAGCGGATGTAGGAGCCGCTGATACAGAACTTCCATAGTTGCGCACAAGAAAATTGTAATAAACTTCACCTATTTTGTGAATGATCTTGTCACGCTGTTTTGCATTCCATACGTATGTCTGTCCGGAAGCCCATACACCTCTGTCATAAGGGAACGCACCCGTAGCTCCTGTTGCTCCTATGGAACCATCATTTGCAACACCCACACCCTTCTCGGCCACATAATTGTCATTCCAAGCAGCAGCATCGGAAGCTGATTTATAAGCCCGGACGGCAAACTGGGTGTATCCGGCTGTCGCAGGTACGGATATCTGGCTGTTCAGTGTCGCACCTACATGAGCCAGCCAGCTTCCGTTGTATTTGCGTGCAGCCAGATAAAGCGTGCTGCACGTGCTTACATTGCCTGCCACATTCTGTTTGCAAGTGACAAGGAATCCAGACGGGGATGGCGTGCCTGTTGAAGTGAAGTTGATCACGCTGACAGGACTGTCCAGCCAGTAGGATGCCGACGGTCCGACGGGAGCAACCATCTCCTGCCAGTCCGCATGTACCGTCCGGTTCGCAGATCTGCCGGCGAGGATGTATCCGCCGTCTCTTTTCCTGCGGAGTCTGCCGTTTCTGAACTTGGCGATTTTAATCGGAGGGTTGGAGGTTTCAACCTTGCTTAAGTAAGATCCTCCGGCAAACGATACTGTACTGTTCTTGGCATACGGAGTATTGGCGGATTCCCAATGACCGGCTGCTGTGATGCTCTCACCATCCTTTCCGTCACTGCCGTCCACAACCATCGGGACAGTCTCGACATCAACCGCCTGACCGTTCACGTAGAACACGAACTTCAAGCTACTGGTAAAATTACCGGAAGCCACCCCGACACCATCACCGATGGGAACCTCGGTCGCACCGTCACGACTGTACTTCAACTCCCCGTCCGTTGTGGCCGTAGTGACCGCACCGACTGTCTTCATACGCCGACAGGATACCGAAGCTACACTGTAACCGCCGTTCTTGTTCTTGCTGACCATCGTGGCCGAAGTGACAAGGCTATAAATTACCGCATCGGAACCGTCCGCCCCGCCACGGACACCGGTTATCTTGAAAGTCAGTTCACGGGTATAGAGCTGCCCGTTCTTCATTGCAGCCAGTGTGATGGTGACCGTATTCTGTTCCGGAACCGACTTTCCGGCAGCGACGGATATCGCCACCGCTCCGGTGGCCTTGCTTGTGCTTGCCGTGAAACCGGCAGGCGTGCTGACTGTCAAAGATTCAAGGGTGAGTTTCTCGGTACCGTACCACATGGACACATGGGTAGTCCATGACTGTGCGGAAGTAGTAACGCCGGTACTGGTAAGAGCGACGCTCACCATCTCATTGTCAAGGTCGGCCATGACATTCGACTCCCCGTCCTTACTCCAACGGTGCACAGGGGCCGGAGTGCTCCATTCACTCCATACTCCATCACGCTTCACACGTTTGCACGCCCATTCCACCTGATGGTCTGCATCCACGCCAAGAAAATCATCTGTCCAGCCTTCCGGTATATAATCATCCTGCTGCTTCGATTCCGGCTTGTCAGGGGTAAGGCCGATGATGTTGGTACGGGTGTAGATCCACTCGTAACCTTTGCCGTCCTTACCGTCAGTTCCGTCTTTGACCATGACCATCCACAAACCATTCCGGTATATATAAGTACAATGGTCAGCCGTATTTCGGTAGCTGTCACCCTCCTTGGGATTGGACGGATGGGATGCGAACTCACCCAAGAAGGTGATGCTCTCACCTTTAAGTTCACGACCGTCCAGCAGCATCTCCCAGTCTTCATGCACGGTCCAGTCGGCTGATTTCCCGGCAAGGATATAACCGCCATCCTTTTTCTTTCGATAATTGCCGTTCCTGAACCTTGCAATTTTAATCGGAGGATTGGATGTTTTCACCTTGGAGATAAAAACACAGCCCGCCAAAGTGACCATGGTATTGACCTCGTATGGGGTCTTAGAGGATTCCCAATGACCGCCACCTATTACAGACAGGCCCGGATCACCCTTGTCACCTTTGGCCACTTGTTTCAGCCATACCGGATTATCATCTGACGGTTCTGTTGTCGTTCCGTTATCATCAACACACAACCACAAAGCCCCGTTATGTGACACCCGGTCATAGTAGGCGTACTTACCTGCAACCCATTCACCTTTATCCAGAGGTACACGCACTGTCTGTCCGGTGATCTCATCCACCTGAAAGATAAGCCCCGTCATGATGATATCCTGCAATACTGCCGAAAACCTGTCGCAGTTGATCCCATTGATGGTCATACCCTTCTTCTTGCCGAACCAGCTCTTCATCTGTGCCGACTCCGGGTCCCAGGTGTTGGCATTGTCAACAAGGGTGATGCAGCAGTTACCGTCACGCACGTCTATGATGATATAAGTCTGACGCTCCTTGTCGGTGAAGTTCCCCGTCTGTCCGAGACGCATCTCGTTATGGGGAACGAACTCATATCCGGGACGCGGAACCATCACGAATGTCTTCTCGTCGTAATCTGCGGAAGTGATACGGTACTGTATTTTTCTGAAACCAATAAAGTCACCGGTAGTGACGCTTTTGTCATGCCAGAAGCCCAGGAGGATATCGTCCGGCTTCTGTCCCAGCGGTACACCATCCTCCAGATCAGGGGTGACAGTATAGCTGCCGTCACTATTGGCGACAAAGCTTTTTATCTTCAGCCCTCCGCCGGGACTTATAGTATTATATCCTTCAAAATAGGTCTGACGGTTGAAACGAAGTTCTGGTACACTCAGAGAGCTGCGCAGGACCAGAGCCTCCAGCTCGGCACGGGCGTCCTCACCGATGTAACCGCCCTGAACACCGGTGATAAAGTCACCGACAGTAAGACTTTTACCTATTTTTGCCCCACCCAAGAGTTTTAGTAGATATTTTGTTTCATCATCCTGATCCTTACGTAGGTATATTTTTTTAAGTTCTTCAAGCGCTTTAGAGATTTCAAACAGGACACGAAGAGATGAGAATACATTGTTGTCGGTGGGGATTGTTTCATTATCCAGTTTGGAAATAATCTCAAGATAAATGCCATAGCCACGGATGAACTTGCGTAAATCATCTAATGAAACTTTGCGCCCGCTGTTCAGTTCCAGAAAATCCATGCCGGTTAACACATTGGTTTGTGTCAACTGGTCTATAGTAAGGCTGTCAGCTTTTAGCTTAGCTATGATCTTATCGGTGAGTTCCTGTAATTCAAGTTCCGTCATACAGTCAATATTTTATTGGCAACTTTTCTAAAACTTTTGTCATCAACCCGACGTATCTTTATCAGGTTCTCGCTTTCTGTATAGTCCACAATCTTTATATCCTGCAGTATCTGTTTGAAGATATAGCTCTTATAACCCTCAATAGGCTGGCTCATTTCAGGGACATTGGCATCAGCCCGTATAAAGCGTTCCCCTTCAAAATAGACATAAGTACAGCAGAGGATTCTGTTCAGTAACTCTCCGAACCATACGGGACATCCTTGTGCGTTACCAAGCGTGAATGTCTTCTGGGTAGTTTCCAATGCGTAAATTTCAGACAGATTGTTATCATATGTGGTGAACTGTTCATTATTCACACCGAATACCCAGTTGTCATCCATGAAACCGCCGGGAGCACGCCAGTCAAAGAAATACTGAGTGTCGGAAATCCAAAAGACAGCATCCTGTCTTTGTCGGTTGTCCTTCATCGAATACTGTATAAGGGTGGTTCGGGATAATTCGGACGTGTCAGACGTGATACGGAAAGGTTCGGAAACCATCCCGTTGATATCAATGCGGTAACATCCTTCAGCCAGTGCGGTCAGAACATGATAATAAATCTTGTCAGTATGGTTCATGCTCCATATTTGCCAGTCAATGACTGTTTCATGACCGGTCACTATGTTGATTACCTTGCCTGTAATCGGTCGTGATTCGGAGCGTGTTATAACCTGTATCATGACTTCATCAGACGGGGCGAATATTTGCATATATTTGCCGGAAGCCCTGCACATATCTGTAGAAGGCTTGAAAAAAATAGGAGTGAACGGACTTACTATATACATAATTTACACTATCTCTATCAATTCATATTTAAGTGCTTCGGTTTCTTGCGGCTTGACATCCAGAGACATGAGATTCCCCTTGAAAATCATTCCGTTCCATTCTATCTGTACAATCGTATTGTTCCAATCTTCCGGAAAAATGAAGCTGTCTGTGGAAAATTTGATATTTCCAGGACCGAATAGCGGGTCATCCAAAGAGATGTCTGTATTCACAGCCCTGCCATCCAGTTTGATGCCGGCATTACCTTCAGTTGATGCGAACTTTAACAGGCTGGTGAAGGAAGCCAGATAACGTTTGTTCGCCTCAATCATATAGACAGGAGCCAGCGGTGCATTGAATACGCTGTTGGTATAGGCACCCTCAACCATAATGGTTCGGTCTACAATATATTTTCCCCCGTTGTTGATGCATTTTACGGCAAACACCTGTTTGTCGCTGTCAGAACTGCTTGTTTCCTCACCCCGTTTCCCTATGAGCTCTTCAAATCCGTAACAATCGGCACGGTATGGGGATATAAGCGACAGTTTGCTGTTGTTCAGTGTTACACCTGTTGTATAGGTGGTGCTGAAATTGAACTCATCATTGCCATTGTTTCCAAGATCATAATCCTGTTTCTCATAGCCAATTTCAATTTCGGAATAAATCCGGCTGCTGTCAACGGAGTATTCAGGCTCTGATATGGAGTGTATGGTTTTCAGATTGGTACTTCCGAAAACCTCATCACGATGCTTGAATACGACATAAGGCACCTTCTCACCCTCATTCACGTTTTCCTTCAAAGTGCATTTCATAAGGCTGGTACCGACAATCACATAATATTGCTCATTTGTAAAAAATACCATATCCGTTCTGGCGCGGTCCGCAATGTTATAATTGGATGAACCGGTGAAAGAACTGTAATATTTGTCATTGTCCGAATACATGAATTGTTTGCTTCTACGTACATACAGGATGTTGGATTCATCCACTGGACCTGTGAATGAACCGGAGTCAGTCTCAACGGAGATTATTGTCCCTCCGAAAGTCTGTACACCCTTATAGTCGGATAGTCCGATATCATAAAGCTGGCATTCGAGTAACGAGGTCTTTTTTGAACCGTCATCATAAACTGCATGATAATACATATCATCCACTGTATCATGATAGTATCTGTCTTCGTGCACTTTATATGATTTGTTAGCATTGTCGTAAACCTGATATCTTTCATAACCGGGGAAATTGGGGGAACGGTCAAGAGTGATGGAAGCATACACAATGGCTAGGAAGTAACCGGCTGTGGTTGAGAAATGTAGGGTGAAATTATCTGTTATGGATGTAATATTTGCTTTGTATGTGGTAAATCCTTCAAAATCATGACTATTGTTTAGTATGTCCGCATAGGGCAGGTCGGTATTGGGCCGGCTTTTCATTTCAATGGTATAAACATATCCGAATACGGTTTCCATCCATTCACAGAACTTGCTGAAGGAGGAATAAATTTTCGCTTTCTCAAAGTTTCGTATGCTTTCGGCTGCCACAAGACGGGAACCGTTCAACCGCCAGTTGTCCTTTTCTGTAAAGGCGTTTGATATATATGTGCGGATGGTCGGTTTGATGCTGCAATAAATACGTTCGCTGTTGGCGCTAATGGACTCCAGTAGGCGGCTGAGCAATTTCAAGGGTGATATCACATCAATATTGACAGGATCGCCCAAGTCATTCCATGATGTGATACCGGTATTATTATGAATTCTGACCGTTCTTCCATCTTGAACGGACATACGCTGATGGTTGAATATGGCGTACTGCAATCTCTCGCCGGCAAGCAGCTTTCCGCTCCATTTGATTGCGCCTGCGTTAGTGTTCGCATCAAGACCCAGAAGATTTGAATAACCGCATGTTAGAAGCTGTATATTACCCGATGTGGTTATTTTGCATAGTACATGACCGAACTTTTTAGATTCTATATAGAAGTTGGAGAAATCTACTGTCACATAATTATCTTCGATGCATTCCAGAAAAAAAGATGAGGTGCATGAGTTTGCAGGAAATCCCCATCCGCAATCTGTTCCGGATTTCAAGAAGGTCTCTTCCTGGTCCACTGCGACAAAAGAACGGTTGTTCACTTCATTGGTAACGGTATAATTCACATACGGAATCCACCACCACGCATCTTTAGGGATAAACTTTTCCATATATGCCTTACCTTCCACGGTCTCCCCGATAATTTGGAAGGAAACCTCATTACGGATACGCACGCCGTCATAATTCAAAGGAATGTCTTCACGCATCTCAGATACAGGATACTCATATATTGTACCTTTGTTCGCCTTTATCAATGCGGCGGCGGAGTTATCTATACAGCCTATTCTTGCCCGGTATGAATCATATCTGAATGTGGAGAAGTCATGGGGACATTCAAAAAGTTTGTTGTAGGTCCAGTTATTGCTGATGCCATAAACGGCAAAGGAGGCCAGTGATTTTAATTTGTCCTTGTTATATAATGAAATGAACCGCTCTCTGGCTTCCTCAACGAATTCTATCGTACTGCCACATTTACGGACAACACCCCCCAAATCCACACGGCTGTATGTGGTCTTTATATCACTGATATTGGCAATCATACGTGATACGTCGATACAACTGTTGCCAGCTGTATCGACCGTATCGGAACCAATCATCAGATAATATTTGCAAATCATACAATCATAGTTTTACTTTCGGACAAATATAGAGAAAAAGCCGGCCGATGCTCCGGCTGGCTTTAATCTTGGAAATTCTTGGAAAGTATGACTGTAAATTAATGTATTGATAATCAGTGAGATTTTCTTCTAGTGGAATGGAATGCGATTTTATTCAGACTTAATAGACTGTAATCAGATTCTCTATCCTGAAGCATCTCATTTCGTTCTTTCGGGCATCAAAATAAGCGAATGTCTTATAGCTGGGTTTCGTTATTCTTTTACCTCTTACGGTAGCGCCGGCAGGGAGGTTCATCAAAGTGCCTTCGGCGTATCTGATGGAGCCGTCTGTCTTTTCATAAGCGAATCTGACTGTTTCAGTTCTCATTTTCTTAGCCAGCCTGTAGAGTTCCCATGCCTTGAGCATACAATATCTCCAGCTCTTTCCCGTAGCTTTCAATAACTGGTGTGCATACTTCATTACCCTCACTCTGAAATTTGTTCTTGTTTCCATAAGTTCTGTTTTTGGTTTGACTTGTTGTTTTTTATTGTACTATAAAGATAATCATAATAAACAAGTTTTACAAACAGAACTTTCGCCATTTAAAACGTACGGAACTCTATTTAACGGTTAAGTCCAGTTCGTTCCTCAGCAGTTCCCGACCGTAAGAGATACGGCTTCTTACGGTATTTACTGGTATTCCGACCATTTTGCCTATTTCTTTGTATGAATATCCGTGTGCGTAGTAAACCACACAGTCCATACAGCAGGTTCTGTTATGGCATCTCCTTATTGCAGCCTGAATGTCATGTACCATCAAGTCATCAGAGGCTTGATTATGGGAGAATATCTCTTTAATGTTGTCACACCCCACAAATCGGATTAGTGATCTTCGATTATAGGCGGTGATATAGGTGTTCAGCATGATAACCTCACACCAGGGTTTCAGAGCCCTGCCCTCCTTGAATTTTTCTTTATTGCTTAAAACCTTATAGATGGTGTCACCGACAAGATCCTCGATATCGCATACGGATGAACAGTATCTTCTTGCTATTTTGAAAAGCCATGGATACAAATCTGCTATCTCACGATTGAAATCAGTCATTTTTTCACAATTTTAAGGGTGAATAATGATGATTCCTCACTCAGATTCTTTTCAAGCTCAAGATGATACATCTGCGCCTGTTTTAATAATTCACTTGCGGAATTTTCCAGTTTGTCGATAAGCGTGTCAATATTCCTTTCAGAGTGGCGGAGGGTGCTTTTCAATTCTGATAACTCGGAAATAATCCTGTTGCATTTCTGATCCAAACGATCCAGACCCGGCAATATGAGAGCAGCCAGGGCATTAACTATTCTTTTATTATTCATAAGTAAGCTGTTTGTAATTTCAAGAATAGTTACTAACTGTCTGTCCGAAAATTCGATACGTATTTAAAAAAGCGGGTGGAAATAAAAAGAATAAGGAGTTTTATCTGCTCCTTGTTCTTAATCTTATTTCAGTATTGGCGCGCTGGACTATGTTAGCGTAAACAGCGGCATTTATTGTATGTATGTCAATTTGCATTTTAAAATAAGTCATGACAAACGCTATTTCAGAATCAAAGGAGGCACGGATCGCATTTTCATTTATGGCAGGGTTATCTGCTACAGCCATATCCTCTGTTCTTTTTTTATAGAATTCAGCCTCATGTAACATATTCTCAACGGCCTTTTTGAGCCGGTCATCCGTCAGGTTAGCAGGGAGGCTCTCTTTTAGAGCTTCCCTCACCTGTTCGTATCCTTCAAGAATACAAAGCGATTTGCATAGTTTTAACAGGAAGATCCGGGCGTCAATCTTCAAGGCGTTTTCTTTCTCAGCCATTATGGCTTTTACACCAGTTGGATTCATGAGTGTCCTGTATTCAAGGATGAACCGGGATGCAAGTTGTTTCATTTCTTTCTCAGAGGCATTCTCATTTTCTTCAAGCAACACAGAATTGTCACCACAGGACAATTCAATGAATTGTGCCAGTGACAGCTGGTTCAATCTCTCAATCATAATCTGGTTCTTTTATAAAGTTCATAATTAAAATCATAGGCATCACGATGCTGCTGCTTTGCCATCTTACGCATATCACTACGCATTCCTTTCAATTCATGGTTTAAGGAGGAGTAATCGTTGTTGACCACAATATTGTTCTCTGTTTTTCCAACGTGTTGCTGGCTGATATTGAGAAAGTCAACGGAGGACAGATGGTATAGGCTGGCATCGGGGAGTACTTGGGTTCCACGGGGAAGGTCTACAAGCGTAGGAACATCAGGTGTTATCCATGCTTTGCCACTGTAGACGACAATTTCTTTCTTGCCGCCATCGCCGACAATGGCAGGACCTCCTGTATGGTTGTCAGTTCCTTTGGCATATTTGGGAATCGGAGTTGCCATGATAGTGGCGACTTGTACAGCGCCCATGGCTCCGACTAATGCAGCCAGTACAAAATTAGGTAGTGCTTCGGTTATTGCTAGTGCTGTTGCTATGCTAGCATTGGCGATATTTGCAGCTTTATCCCAAACAGCCTGTTTATATTGGATATCCTGACGTCTTTTTTCCAATTCTTCTTCCTTTTTACGGGTCTTGTCCTCTGCGGCACGCTTTCTGGCCTGCGCTTCTTCCTCAGAAATAATTTTCTGCTCCTTTAGCAATTCTATTCTTTCTATTTCCGAGTCATGGGCATCAGTGTTCGCTTCGGACTCTTCCTCTATCTTATCCAGTTGCCCGTCATACAAGGTTCCGACCAGATCGCCGATGGTACTGACAGCCTGTGATGCTGTCTGAAGCCATTTTTTCAGATTCTTGATGCGTTCCTTGTAAGCTTTTTCTTCCGCCTTGTTAATTTTTTCAATGGCTGTAATCTCGGCATCTGCTTCCTTATTAGCTAGATCAGCTTTCAACTTACATAATTCCTCGGTAAGTTTCTTCCGGTCTTTTGCGCTTAAGTTGTCAACATTCAATTCCTGTTCAATGGCATCAATGGCGGCTTCTGTAGTTTTACGGACATAATCAAGTTTGATTAGGTATTCTTCTTCTGCATATTGCTCGGAAGACATGTTCTCTGTTTCTTTGCGTCTTTTCAGATTTAATAAATCTGTCTGGAACTGCCTGTCACGCACAGCCTGTTCGGCTGCCGCATTATCAGCAATTTGGAGAATCTGTTCGGATGCGAATTCTTCCAACAGGCCCTGTCTTTTTTTCTTATACTTTTCATCAATAAGAAAGACATCCTCACCGGATTTCTCGGCGGTGTTCATCTCCTCCTCACGCTCCAGATCAAGCATCTTTATCTTAAGGTCTAGTTCTTCCTGAGTACCTTTTTGTATTATGTCCATACGGTTTGAAAGATTATTTTTTTCAGCGTCTAGGGCAAATTTGATTTTAGCATCAGAGATTTCCTTTTCCATCTTTTCAGCAAGGTTATTTCTAGTAGCGCTTTCCTCCTCACTGTTACCTCTGATTGCTGCGATTTGCCTGCTATAATTCAGACTGATGGATTTAATCTGTTTTTCAAGTCCTTCATCCATCAATGCCAGTTCGCTTTGCTGATATTTCTCTTTTATGGCTAACCTTTCTTTCTCAGCTTTTTCAAGGGCTTTCTTCTCCTCGTCTGTCAGTCGGGTGGTGCCGATAGTTACATCAGTGGAATTTGATATTTTCCTGATATCCGCAATCTGTTTTTCCAAAGAAGTCACTTTAGTTACTTTATCCAGATATTCATTCCAGGTTTTTGTCTGTTCCTCGCTGAATTCGGCATTTGTCTTTTCCAGTCCAAACGCCTGTTTGAAGAATGAAGCATCTCCCATATCTTTCCATAACTGCTGGTTCTCATTATAGAATTTATTCCTTAAGGACTGTTGCTTTGATAACTCTTGCTCCAAAATGGCAATTCTTTCATTTTTGGCTTTTTCCAATGCTGTCGTTTCGTCATCCCCGGCCTTCAGATATTCATCTTTCAAACGGTTTATGGCAATAATCTCAGATTTTATGGATTCCTCCGCATAAGGGGATGCTGCTCTCTTGGCTGTTTCAACTTGCTTATCCGCAAGTTGTTCCGCGTTCATTAGCCATTCATTTATTTTGCGTATGCCATTTGTTGCCATGTCGATAAAATCCTTCATGGCTCCGGTATTGTCCATTATAGTCAGCATCAAAGATTCCCAGGCTGATGATAAGTTATACAATGCGCCTTGTACATTGTTCCCCATAGTATCGGCCATTTTATTCAAGTCATCTTCCACTCCTGTAATCTGGTCACGGAGAGGAACGATCTTGTCTGATGCGGTCAGAAAGGCGTTAAAAGCTGCCACACTTCGTTTATCGGTCATTTCTAGTGTGGAATTCAGATCAATCCCTTGTTCTTTTAATCTTTTCAATCCGTCAACCAATTCCGGTAATGTCTTAACCGGTCCACCAAGAGCTTGTGCTAATTTACCACTGCCATCAGCCAAATTCAGTAATATATTCCGGGTGGCTGTAGCCGACATGGAAGCATCAAATCCTGCGTCTGCCAGTTTGCCCAATAAGGCCAATGTGTCTTCTATTGTGAAGTTGAAGGCCTTGGCAACAGGTCCGACGATGGGCATTGCTGTCTGAAGGTAGGAAAAGGAAAGGGCGCTCTTGGTTGTTGCGACAGCCATTGCGGATACGTACCGTTCCGTTTCTTCCGTATCAGCCCCGAACATACGTAGAGCCGCACCAGCCAAAGCAGCAGCTTCCGGCAATTCAGCACCAGTAGCCTGGGCAAATTTCAGCACTCCCTCGGTCATATCAAGTATCTCTGTCTTGGAAAAGCCTAATTTGGATAATTCTATTTGCAGGTTGGTCGCTTCTGAGGCGGTGTATTTTGTCGCTTCTCCCAAACGCCTAGCATCTGCTGTCAAGTCTTTTATCTCTCCTTTGGTCGTACCCAATATGGCAGCGAGCTTACTGTTTGCCGCTTCAAAATCAATAGCTGTATTAACTCCTTGTCTGATAGCTCCTGTCAGCTTTTGAATTCCTGCAATAACCGCTTGAGCACCTAGCATTCCTTTGATCATACTGCCGACACCGATTGTTACTTGGCTTATTCCGCTGTTGAAGCTTGTTTTCAACAGATTGCCCGTACTTTTAGCAATGATTCCCATGTTCTTCATGGCGGAATTACCTCGTTGAATCTCCATCCATGCACGTTTTATGGATTCGGTATAATCACCAACAGTCATTTTCTGCTGGGTGTACCGGTCAGAATTACGCTTCACATAATCAGTATTAACCCCGATGGTGGAGTTTAGACGTCCGATAGTCTGGATATATTCCTCATCCGTGTCCCGTACAAGTTTCACAGCCTTGCGCAACAGCCTGTTCATGTCGTTAGCTTCCTGAATGCTATGGATTTCCTTGTAAGTGGCGGCAATGGCATCAGTTATAATCTTTTGACGCTCCTGTTCTGTTACGTTGGCAGATTTTTTAGCCGTATTCGAGGCTCTTTGAGCCTTTTCAACTGTAGCCTCTGCTTTGGCCAGTTTCTCCAATGATTCGGCATTTTTTTTGCTGGCATCGGTAAGCTTCTTCATCTGTGTGGCTGATAAGTTGCCACTCTTGATTTGTTCATCGAGGCTTTTGGCAACTCTCTCAGCCAATTCAGATTGTTTTTTTAATGCTGCATTCAAATCATTGGTCGCACCGTCAGCTTTTTTAGCCTGGGTTATAATGACAGCGTTTAGCTTGTCCAAGTCACCGACAACTTCGACATTCATTTTTAATCCTTTAGCCAGTTCCTTGGCTGCGTCGCCGTAAATAGACTTTACTTTCTCTATTTCCTGACCAAGCTGTTTTACCTGTTCTATTTCTTTCTCATCAACAAGATCGGTTATCTTTAATTCTGCCATAATTACAAATAATGTCTGTATTCTACAATCGTGCCTTTTATCTCTGTGCCCAGTCGGTCAAATGAGTAACTGCCGTCAGCTTTCAAGTAGATGACATAAATACATTCGTCCAGCATGGCCGCTTTACGGGCGAGTTCACTTACACGTTCAAGTTCACTCATTTCTTTTTTTATCTTACAACCGCATGACATGATAATATTATTTATATCCACATTCTTTGAAAAAATTCTCAATCCATGGTCTGAGGTGCATTATGATGAAGTATTCCTTTGCGGAAGAGCCTAAAGCGAATATATTGTCACCATATTTCTTTTGGATATCGGGACCGTCTATAAATCCTTCCGTAAATACGCTCATACTCCTGTTCAATCTTTCCAACCTGATGCTGTCATAGAAAGTACCGGTAATGAAAAGGTTGGGAATCTCAGAAGGGCGCGGGGGCAGGTTTAACAGAAAACTGACTACCGGAGGTGTGATTTTTTCTTTCCATCGCTTGTACTTTTCAGGCTTATTCTGCCAGGGACCCGGCTCATTGAAATAAGGATCGTTGTCATAAGTAGGGCTCAGACATCTGTCTGTTCCGTCCATACCGCTATATAACTGTTCCTGAATACAGTCTCTGATAATGCTCTTGTTTGCATCCATGCAGTTCAGACATTCCTCTTCAAGTCCGGCGGCTATGGCATTGATTGTTTTTGATACTTCATATATGTTTGCCATAAATTAAAGATAAGGCCGGACAATGACGTCCGGCCGGGTTGTCAATCTTCTTTCGTAGCTTCCTTCCCCACAATCTTATCGTAGGTGTCAGAGAGCATCTTTTTGCGTGATGCCTCTTTGCGGTCTTGCCATAATACTTTAATGTGTCTTTCAATGAACTCTTCCTTTGTCATGGATTTTACAGCGTTCTCTACAAATGTCACTCCTTCGATTTTCATACCTGCTCGATATATTTGATATTGTTTTCAAATAGGATGGAAGGTGCCTTTAGAGATGGAGTTCCGGAATCTTTCGGAGTAATGGTCAGCACACCGTCAGCGTAAGTAGCGGTTGTTGCATTATCCAGCACTTCAGCGGCTTTGTCTGCTATGAGTTGTCCGAATTCAGGAGTACGGTCATAAGCACCAATCTTTTCAATAATCTTGTATTTATTGCTGGTCATGCTGACAAGTTCCACACCGATCAGCCCTCTGAGGGAATACTTGGGATCGAATCCTAATTGGATGAAGTCGAAATTCAGCAGGCTGTCTTCAATATCCATGTGGCAGAAACTTATTGTCATTGTTGATTTGGCGCCACTTGCCGGGTATTGGGTTACAGTTGGATAAACAGTGGACATCGGAATACCTGCAAGTAAGTCTGTACCGTCATTATACCCGATAAGCATATAGTCCTTGTTCCAGAAATAGACGTCCCATTCCCTGTTTGCTGCTTTCAATAGTTGTGCGTTCAGCACTTCATCAAAGCCTGCCAGAGTGAATGTATCCGTTTGTGCATTGAGTCCGTTAAACTGGTTGGGACCATATCCGACCGCGCTTATCTGGGCCTCTCCGCCGTTTTTTGCATATTCGAAAAACGGGGAGATTGGATAAATCCGGTCGGGGCGGTCCGCATGGCACATCTCTGCCAATTTTTCTGCTGTAACATCATCAGGAAGTTTTGTTCCCGGTTCGACCAGAATCGCTCCTTTAACTTTTGACCAGTCAATTTTACAAGCCGAACTACCCGAATTAATATGGGTTCCGGCACAAGTTCTAATCTTTTTCATTATCTTCTACAATTGGGATTATTAATAGTTATTTCCATCGAGCTGATATCAATGGCATCAATAGGATCGCTCACTTCCTGTCCGGTGGCTGTCATTGCACCGTATCTGCCATAAGAATAGTTCTCGGAATAAACATGCCTTACTTTGTCATCCGCTCCCCAGTCAAACCGGTTGTCTTCGAGTAATACATCAAGTAACCTTCCATAAATCGGGCGCAAGATATTCTTGAAAGAGTTTACCTCGCGTTCCTCGTTTGTCCAATCTTTGGTTGACGGGCAGGCGATAACTAATGAAACCTTTGACTTTGAATAGTAATGCCGGCTGTCACGTCTCTCACTTATCGGACAAAATAAAGCGACAAGAGGAAACTTCAAAGGCAACTGCCGCTCAGACTGACTGTATACATCAAGAGTATCCTTGATATATTGACTGTTCCCGAAGATATAGTTCAATGGCGGATTATCCACCTCCTGAAACCCTCCGTTGCCGTCAGGACATAGAATCTTAAGATTCCGGGAAGCCTTGGAAACTACATCACGAAAGATATCCACTATATCCATTGTCATAGGTTAAAGCTGTTTATTGGAGTTAACAGATTCTTGTTGACGTTCACTTTGAACGGGCATTCATCGGAAGAAGCCCAACAAACGAATTGTTTGTTTCTTTCAACCATTGTATTCCATGTGCTTACCTGACGTTGGAGCGGGGAAACATGCTTGTTGGATGATTTCAACTGTATAAGTCCGGTAACAGTCGCATCTGTATTCATGTCACGTAAAATATGATAGAATACATAATCGGCAAAAGATTCACGTAACTGCCTGCACACATATTCATAAGGAGAAACAGTATCATTCTCTGTTTTTGGGGATTCATTTTCAATTATCTCAAGATAATCCGTAATCTGACCGGCAAGCGTGAAGCCGACAACATCATTCAGGAATTTCCGTTGAAAAGAACGGATATACCCGTAAATGACATTGTTGGCGGAAAGTCCTTCAGCGGTCGGCATCTTGGCGGTAGTGGCGTTTCTTATCTGCCGGGGGCCGGATATGAAATATGATACATCAACAAGCATAGACATGACTACTTCTTTTTAGTTGTTTTCTTTCCGCTGGTGTTCACAGATGGATTGACATTATCCATATCTATGGACATGGAATCATCTTCTGGCAGATTATTGCTGTCGGTGATATTCAGTGTTTTACTGTCTTTCATATCGACTTCCTTTTCATCCGTTTCAGGCATACTGCCGCTGGCTTCCATCTCGGTCATACGGGCTCTCAGAGAATCTCGTTCACTGGTAAGTGATTCTATCTGCCCATCTTTCTGGGCCAATGTCTCTGTCAGTTCTTTGACTTGGGCTTTAATGGCTTTTAACGCATAGTCCTCATGGACCAGCGTACCGGAGATAGGAGTGATTTTTATCAGCCCTCTACCTATACGGATACGCTGCTCACGAAGCACACGCCCGAGTTCCTTTTCGTCACCTTCAAGTATGTACTTCATATTCTTTATGCGGATTTAGTGATTGCTTCCAATACATCGTCCAGATCACCATAAGCGAATGCCCAGGGCATGTAGACAGGCATCATCAGTTCTTCCTGAATCATGACTGTGGTCATGTTTTTCAGTTTGGTGTTGACATCATCTGCGAATTCGATTGCCAGAGTGGTGTAGTCTATCAGAGAACAACCGTTCAAAAGGTCACCGGCAAAGTATTTGCCGACACCGATGGCGTTACATTCGATAACAGGTACGTTGCCGATATATTTACGACCGTTCACTTCGGTAATTAACTCAAGATTTCTGCCGGTTGTATCCTTGGCGGTGGAAATAGTGAAGACTGTGGACGGATGCAGAACCAAGGCATTAGGTGAATACTGGCCAAAATTAAGTACGGCGAAGATAGCGTTCACGACATCCTTCATGTTCGGGTCCTCCACAGAACCGAACATACCGCTTTTAATGGCTCCGGACATTTTGGCTACTGAAGTTTCGGTTCCCTTATAGTCAAAATCAATAGCGAATTTACGGTCATTGATTTTATGAATATCGAAAGTATCGTTCAAGCCTGTCTCTACTGTCGCACCTGACAGGGTCACCTTCATCTTGTCAATAATCTTGTCATTGGCTGCGGCTAGAGTTATGATTGTCTGGCCGTTTGCAGCCTCGAGTGACTCAATGGCACCGGCAGAGATGGTAACATAATTACCGGCAATGAATTTGGAAACACAATCCACGCCTTCATAACGGGTGATACCTTTCAGATTGTCCCCGGTACCGTCACCGAACATAATCTGATAGTTCTCGGAGAATTTGACCCATAAAGGCAGACGGTTGAGGATGAATGATACTACATACTGCTTTGCCTTCAACAAACGTTTTGACAGATTCATGTGGGTACCGATACGTTTTACATTCGTGAACTCTTCCTTGAATTTCAAAGATGATTCAGCCAACATACCGTTTTCTGCTACAACCATGACATTGCGGTCAAAATCATAGACCTGTTCGTATGAGATGGACAGTGCGGATGGATCACCCTGTTCAACCATCATCAGATCACGGAGATTCAGTTTCTGTTCGTTGACTGCGGTGACAACACGTCCTGTCGAGCGGTTGTTGCTTCTTGGCGTATTGGAACTTTCGGTGATGGATACGATGCCTTTTAAATCAAGATTCATGGAACCGGATGTCTTGGTGCGGTTCGCAAAATAATCCTGGCATGCAGGACTGTCAAGAAATTCACCAACAGCTTTCTCCACTTCATTGACGGAAGTCATATGACCGCCTTTTTCCTTGATCTTGTCGAAAGCATCCGCCAGAGCTGTCACCTTTTCAGCCTGTTCATCATAGGACTTTTTAATATCTTCAAAATTGGAAAGATGTTTCAACTGTTCTGTGATATTCTTGGAGATATCCTTGAACCTGTTCTCAATATCCTCCTTTGTCATCAGACCTTCGGCAAATTCATCACATACTTGTTTGCATTTCAACTGGATACTACCCAAAAGAGATTTTTCCTCATCGGTCATGTCCTTTTCCTGTTTGGCGAAAGAAATCAGGGAGACAGGTGCTGCAACCAAAAGTCCGGTTACATGTTCCGGACCATTTAAGGCACATACTGTACAAACGACAGCCACAATGGCAAACATAATAAGGGATTGGTATTTCCCCACATTTAAAAAAGTCTTCATTTCAAATTCGTTTTTGGGTTAAACATTAAATAAATTGACTCAATTTTGCAGCAAGCGAGAGATTCGTTTCGTGCTTCTCATTTCCCTTGTCATCAGCAGGCTGCCGGGTGTCATCTGACGGCGCGACAGCAGCTTCAGGTTTGGTATCTGCAATCTTGGAAATCATTGTTCTATATACACGGCTCCAGCAGTGAGGACAACGAACATAGCTTACGATATCCTCTATGCTTTTGCCTGTCAAGTCAACATCAAGGCTTTTATGGGCGTCAAGGACAGCTATAACCTGCTCACGGATTTCAGGTTTCAGTTTATCCATTTCGGTTCGGACAATATCCTCTACAATCCATCTCTGATACATGGCGGCAAGGTCAAGCACCTGATTGTTGAACGTGGTTTCAGCCTGTTGGTCATAGTCGAATGTATGACCGCATTCCGGACAGGTAACCATATTGCTGTTTCCTGTCAATGCCTTTTCGATAAGATCCAGTTTCATACTTAAATCATTTAACCGCTCATCCGAATATCTCATGTTCAGAGCTTTGTTTATCATTTCAAGAGATGATGTAAGCTTCGCGCGCTGTGTGTCAATACTGTCATCACTCTTTATATCCACAAGAAATGTCTGAGGGTTTGATCCCCATGCTTGTAAGGTGGAGGCTTCCCCAAGAAACCATTCTTTGACATGGGCCGGATCATTCACATCCCTGCGGACGGCTTTCACACCGATGGAATGCTCCAGTGTCTTGCCACATTCAGCATAAAGTTTGTAATCTTCAAATGTTTCCCGTCCGATCTGTTTGTTAAGGTTCATTTTGGATACGATAACTAGATTCATGTTATCTTCCCTCGCTTCAATAGGGCAACCTATAAGTTTTGTCTTGTCATGGTCCAGCAGATGTTTGCCACGTTTTAAGAAAAACTCGTTGATCGTTTTATTGAAAGAACCGCTATCAGAGATATCACCTTGCGTATCTTTAATACCGATACCATTAACGGCAATCGTAACAATGCCTTTCTGCTCATCAACATCATTCGCCTTCGTCTTCAACTGAAGGCTTCTCAACTCTTTGTCCATTGTCATTTGATTTTTTAGTTATACTTAAGATTTTCTTTACTCTCTCAAGCTCCTTGTCAGACATCTCGTACAGAAGTTTGTCAAACAGGGAGTTTTCAACTTTGCTTTCCCCGATACGGGCACGGTAATCATTCAGGGTGATGATACCATTCTGAAATTCGCCCATCGCACGTTCCGATATGATTTTAGAAACTTCCTCCTTTTCCTTCTGCCCTTCCTGAAGGCAGTCCACGTGACTGAAATCGACATCAATGTAATATCCGTCACGGTCATATCCCAACATACGTGTCAGTTCACTGGCGTAGCGCCTGGCTGCCGGGATTATCTTGGAGGTGTAGACTCCCTTCTCAGCGGATTTCTGATTATTGAATGTACTGTGGTCCTTGCGTGGTACAAGTTCCGGCGGAACACCAAATACACCGGCAATTATGATGGCATCATTCAATGTTTCTTCAAAAGGCTGTAATTCCTGAATGCTGAGGTTGGTGCGGATGAAATCCATAGGAACATCACTTAATCCATACGGAAACCTGCTGTTGTCAAGGCCGTAATTCTCGTTGAATTCCTCACGGAGATTTCTCTTTTCATCTTCGGTCATGGCAACTGTACCCGTTTCGTCCTTTTTTTCGGAAACGAATATTCCCAAGGCTCCACGTTTCATGTATATCACATTTCTAGCCTGATAAACAGGAATGAGATTGTCAATGGCCATCTTTACGGAATACAGCCGCGAATGACCTTTTATAAAGTTGTCATTTCTATAATCTGTGTTACCGTCCTGATCGTGATAAATGAAATTAGGATTGATCTGTTCAGCATAGTTCAGCCCGTACTGTAACAGGTAATAGTCAATTATATCTTCTTTCTCGGCATTACCGAATAAGGGGATATAGTTCTTCAATCGGATGGTAACCTTATCTGATGGAAGCACCCAATAATTTTTGCATTTTTTGTAAATTGGGGTCTTTAATGTTTGAAATGCTTCAGGTACAACGCATTTCAAATAGCTGTTACCGGTAGCATATTTATATACAAAATGTTGGTAGACAATCCCTTGAAATGAATTCAAACAATTAGGACGGTCTATCAGGTCATTGAACTGCTTGTTGTTCCATACGACCGAATCATCGGAAGCTTTTTTGAGCATGAACCTACCCCCAGCAATGCGGCTGGCAAGAAAGTCGATAGGGAAGAATATCTCACCGACGGTGTTGAAAAGAGTAAGGAAATTGGAATCAGCCACATATGGGCTGTATATGTCTTCGCTAAGTCTGAATCTTCTTTTTGACAGGGCGGAGAATATCTTGTCAACTTCCTGAGCTACAAGGCTGGAAATATCGGTGCTCTTCTTCTTTCCAAATATATTTTCTAAAATTGTCATATAGGAATCTGTTTCCGGCAAATGTAAAGAGAAGAAGCTTTCATTTTACAAAATACCTCAATCTTGAAAATAGGAGAGGGGAGGAAGTGATATGTAATAACTTGTATACAAGTTGATTATAACTTATTTTAGCTGGAACGCGATTTTATTATGTAGTGCCCCCAACCACTGAGAACCGTACTGGCTCCCTTATTTTCGCAATCAACGTTGTAGTCCATCAGGTTGGTTACAAAATTGCCGTATTCCCGTGATTCTTCAAATTTCTTGGGGGAAAGAAGAAGATTTTTCTTTATAAAGTCAGATGTGGCGGATATGCGTTTGTCTACATCGGAATATTCTTTTATCACTCTGATATCCGCCCCTTTCATCTCTTGTCTCAGCTCCTTTACCATCTGATAATAGACAGGAGAACATTCAAATATATGGGTCTTTGCTTCATGGCACATGATGGCCTTTTTTATCTCGTCAACGGATGATGTGTCTTTAAACATGGCATCTGTCAGATGCCATGTGTTGCCGCAACGGCGCGTATGTACAAGAAGGAATGTTCCAGCCACATTCGGCATTATATAAACCACGCTGTCTGTATAATTATGTACAGTATCCGGATTGAAGAAGTCGAGCATTCCTTTACCTGCGTATAAATTCCGTTTGCGCCGGTTGCTGAACTCGATAAAACTTTCGTGGCACAAGTCATGGACAATATATCGGAACGTGTCGGACAAATGCCCGTGTTCCTCATACGACTGCTTGGTAGTGGAGTTTTTCACTTTTGTTTTTAATATGCCACCATTGGAATCTTTCTGGACACTCATATAGTCCTCAAGAGATATCGTACAACTTTCGTCAATGCAGATTTCAATGCCGGGTATCTGGAAATCGAATATCGCATTGATGAACTCGCCTGTCATGGCAACGGACGGATTTCTGTCACCCACTTTGTCTTCTATGTCGAAACCTTCATTCTTTAATGTTTCGATGAACAAGTCCATCCAGGAGCGTTTCTCATCATCAAAAGTGTTGGCCGATTTGGTGGATGCATCGCCATGGACAAACAGCTTGTCGCAATACCTTATTGATTTCAGATATTTGGCGACCAGTTTGGATGATTTCCTCACTGTGTTATTCGGGGATTCGGCACATGTTTCATGGAACTGCCATATCTTTATGCCTGTAGTGAAATCCACTTGCCAGTAACTGATACTGATGAACGGCAGCACATTATTATCGACAGAAAGATGAACAGGCAGACTCGGATTATACGGGCGCTCTCCCGAATGCTGTCCTCTTTTGAACGAGCCGAAAAATTCACTGCCGGTACGTATGACTCCCCATTCGCCCAGTGCATAGACATTATAGTAGTCCGGATCGTTGATACGGTCTTTCTCGAAGTCGGCGACACACTGTTCATCGTAATAGCCGTATGTGCCGTCCGGAGATCCGACAACCCAGAAGTTATTCAGATAAGTGGACTGGATGAGGACAGTATCGCCCGGATGTTCCACAATCTCTTTCGTCCGGACATTCATAATCTGTTTGGGCTCATTCATTCTTAGTGACTTTACCGTTGTAAGTTCTTCAGGGATTCTCTTGCCACCCAAAGTTACTTCCATCGGGATATCATGCCACTTGTCCTTGTCGAATATCTCTTTCTTAATCCAGTGGGTAATTTTGATGGGGTTAAATGAACAGATTATTTGCTGGCCGTGCTTGCCACGCAGACGTTTCCTTATCTGTTTGAAATCTCCGTGCTCAAAATCAGAAAACTCTTCAAGAAACACACGCTTGTAATTCTCTAGTCCTTTGATCTTTTCGGAATCATCCAGACCGGAAAAAGTAATTTTAGCTCCATTGAACTTGCAGACTATGCGCCTTTCCTTAAAGTCAAAAAGATGATAGACATTCAAAGTCTTTGAAGCTTCCTTGAATGCTTCATATATGGAATCTTTCAGAGCTGCACCGACTTTTCTGAATACTTTAGTGTTCTCGGAATCCTGCAAGGTCATTATAAGGATAGCCTGAGCTATACTGAATGACTTGGCGGATGATGAACCGCCATACAGGATGATGAATCGTAATGAAGCATCCTGCAAATACTTCAAAAGATGAAAACAATTAGGATTGAGTTTCTTGTAATTTATAACCATATACTGTTCTATAAGTAGGTGATTCTCCTAGGGAAGATAAAGAAAAAGTGTTAGTGTGCTGTTTTATTTATCCGATTTGTCGTTTTCGTCAAAACCGATGCGCAGTTCACCGATCTTATCGCCGTCATTTTTTACATTGATGGTCTTTTCGGCATCCCATCCGTTCCATGCACCAAGAAGCCGGGCGGCTTCTGTCTTACCTGTGAACTCATAGGAAACTTCTCCTTTCTTGTTGGTTATCTTCTTCATTGCATTCCGGATACGTTTGGGCATTTGGTCGGGTCGCTTTAATTTTACTTTGCCTGTTGAAGAATCAAGTATATATAAGTCTTTGGGGTCAGCCATTACAATATCATAGAGAACCTTCTCAACCGCCTCACGTCTGACTGCGGAATCTTTGGCACGTTGTTCCTTAATTTGATTTATCCTTTGGGAGACCTTTGGGTTTGACAAGAGAAGGCTGGCTTCAGTCCATACACTTTCTGCCTTCATTTTGGAAGCATTGTAAGCCATGCGGTAGGCTTCGCTTGCATTGCCTTCGATATCTACATAATATTGGCAGAAATTTTCTTGTTTGAGTGTCAGTGGTCTGTCTTCTTTTGATGTCATATGGTTTTATATTTAAGCCTGCAAGAAAAAAGATGGGGTTAAGACTTCTTTTCCTGCAGGTGGATTAAAACTTAAAAAGTAATTTCATTGGGCGCTATCCTTCCTCCGCCTTGGAATTTTGGGGCGTTTGGTTTCTCCGCCCGGCAAAAATCTTTCTGATTCCATTCTCTACGGAGGTGTAGGACAAAGGTACTAAGAAAATGTACCTGTCCACTACTTGTTCAGAATTGTCATGTTCACGGGTGGTCTCCACCAGTTCAATATCAATGCTTTTATACGATCCCACAATTTCTGCGAAGCTTTTTACGGTGATAGGTTGCATGTTCGCCACATTGACAAGGCGTTTGTGTGAGCCGTAGGCATAGATGAGTCCTTGTACCGCGTCATCAATGTAGGTAAAGCAACGGATATTCCGGCCGTAGTTGTACAGTTTGACTTTTCCTCTATTGAGTAAAAACCAGAGAAGAGTTCTTTTACGTGGGAGGGAACCGTACACGTTATGAAGCCGGACGCCTGTCGCGTCTTTGCAATAGAATGAGGCGTACTGCTCGTTGAAGTATTTGGATATGCCATACATGGAGGTTGTGTTGCATGGATGGGCGGCAGACGAACTTGCGTATACCAATTTTACATGATACCTGTTGCAGGCATCAGCGACATTTATGAAAGTGTCAATGTTGTCTTTTCGGATTTGGGGGATGTTTCCATTGAATACGGAAGTCTGTGCGGCCAGGTGGAATACACAGTCTATATCTCCATTTTTGAGGATGTCGCAAATGCTTGCGGCATCCTTGCCGTTTTTCCGGTCAATTCCGATCACTTCAACATCACGTCTTTTCAATTCCTGACAGAGGGCTTTGCCTATGAAGCCTTCGCTGCCAGTTACAATCATCTTCATCTTTAATCGTTTTAGAGTTAATAAATTGGGTTTTATGGGGTGGTTGTTCTATCACTCGGAAATAATCTTTTTCGCGCTGTCAATATTCCGATGGTTCAGATAGGACTGCCAGCATTCATTACAGCGTGACCATTTGAAACCATTTTTCTTCAGTTGGTTACGTATGTCTGCATCCGGAATGGAAGGAAAGAACAGTTGCAGGCGGTTTTCTGAATAATTTTCAACCAGACTTACACCATTGATGGTGTATTCCTTATTCTCTGTCATTTTCATTTTTCTAGCTCTCTCAAGCTGTTCTTTGACCCGCCGGATATTAGATCCATTATTGGTAATGATATAACTGGGAAACCCTATTTCACCAAAACAGTCGGGAATGAAGAGTTGTGTTATCCCGTTTTCGGAATATCCTAACTCTTTCAGTTTATCATGTTTCTCAATTTCGGAGAGCTTCTTGGAGCGGAGAATCTTGTTGGTGGCTTTCATTGTTTCCTGTTTCTTTCCAAGGGTGGCCAGCTTTTCTTCCAGCCGTTCTACGGCATCGTCATCTCCCAAGTAAATTGAGGCATTATTTTCTGCCGCCTTGGCTTTCTGTTCAAAATATTCAGCTTTCTCGCTAAGCTTTACCGCTTTTCCCAGCGTATTCCATGAGCGGTCCAGAATTCGTCGATGAGTACTTTCTGAATGGTGCCCTATAAGTACGGGTTGTCCCATGGGGATGTTCTCCACTAACTTATGGCTTTGACTGTAAGCCTCCTTAGATTCTTTCATCGCTTTTTCTGCAAGTTCCCTGTGCCTGCCAGCTTTTGCTTCTTGTCTTTCTTTTCTGTTCATAATTCAATATTATTTGGTTTGAGGCCACGACTAATGCGCCGTGGTCTCGTTAAACAAATCCTGTTGTTTTTGGGGAACTATATCATCGAACAAGCCGGGAACACGCGGTTGCAGGGCTTCATACTCTTCCCGGAAAAACTCGGCTTTCGTGCGTCCCTTCTTCTTGCCTTTGCGGGTATGCACATCGAATGTATAAGGTGGAATGGGTATGGGGCTTTGTCTGATATCCTCAATCCATTTTTCTATATCGACATCCTTGCGGTCATAAATGAAGTTCTGCAAGTGGTCGGCATCACGATTCTTCCGGCATTCGCACAGCAGAAGAACAGCTTTGCTTACAAAGATACGCCCTTTGGGTTCTGTGGCTTTCTTGTTTACGACCTCGTGTCCCTGCCATAATGCTTCTATTTCTCCGGTCACGACTCCATAGCAATCCTCGGCGGAGATGGTGAACAAACGCTTCCATATATAATCCCTGTAACCACTGGTCCACAGTTCCAAAGCGAAAAAGCCTGCAACCGCTGCGTCAGCCCTTCTGATCGCTTTCTGCATTGCAGAAGATACTTCAAAAAAATCATAGCCTCCAACAGTTCTGATAGTCATAATTTTTAGTTTTTTGGTTTGACTTATTGTTTATTACATTAGTAAAGATAGTCGTAATTGACAAGTTTTGCAAACAGAATCTTCGCCATTTTATCGCCTTTTTCATCTGATTATCAGTATTTGAATTTACAGGTTATGTTATATTGCACGAGCTGCTTTGTCTTGTCCTTACCGTTGTTGGTTGCGCTCTTCAACAGGATGCTGTCACCAAAGTTTTTCTTGATGAAAAGAATGGACCGCCGTTCCTCTTCCTGATTGCGGATAGAGGCCAGCCCTCCTGCATTGACAAATGTATTTTTCTGCTCGAAGTTGTATCTGAGGTCTGTGAGTACACGCCGTTCCTTATACTTCATGTAACAACTTATCCAGAAATCTTCTTTGAGTCTCAGTTCCTCGTTCCACCAGGTATTTTTGTTATAGATAATTCCGTAACTGCATCCTGTTATCATCTTTGAAAGAGAAAGAAAGCTCGTTTCGTTATACATCACAGGTGATATCCGTGAGGTGAAGCCGAAAAGGTGGATATCCATAAGACTGGCCATTTCATGGAGTGAGAGGATAATCCGGGTAATCTTGTCTTTGTCTTTCACTCTTCCGGACTCGCCTTTCTCCGCATAAAGAGTTTTGCAGGCATGGACATCATCATCGAGCATGAACAGCTCCCCGAAATATCTTGCCATCCAATTACGTTTGGGGATAAGACCAATGATGTCATCGGGATGGGTGACAATCTCGCAATCCGGGTTAAATTCACGATACAGGTCTGCTTGGCTCTCGGCCACACAGACAATGGGATCATTCACCAGCTTTTTGGCGAACACTCTGTCATGCCTTTTATGGCTTGGAATTACTATTTTGCAAGGCATGGCGTACATCTTTTATATCAATGACATTCGATTTGCTTATCTTGCCGGTCTTGTAGGATTTCATGTGCTGCATATCCAACCGTTCACGGAGCCAGTTGCTGTCCACCTCATTACCGGAAATAATGATGAATAGTTCATGTTTCTCATCATATTTGGGAATGAGAGGATACAGGGCGTTGTCATCCGATATGGCGTTGAAACGATCCTTGAATTCATTCTTTTCCTTTTCTGGAGCGAACTCAATACCCCAGTCCTGTAACTCAGCCTTATCCCACTCGTTTTCCATAATATCCATATCATTCTCACCGAAACTTACATTATCTTTTGTGGCGTATTCACGAAGCTTGGCTACGGGTGTATCGTCTGGCAGCACCTTGCAGGGAAGTTCTTTATAGCCCAAATCCTTACAGGCACGTAAACGCAGGTTACCACAAACGACAATGTATCTGCCTTCTGATGGAAAAACGATAAGTTCACGGAGATCAAGCATCTCAGGAGAGTCGGAAATACTTTTTTTCATCGCTTCGAAGCGATAGTCCCGGAAGAAACGTGGGTTCTTCGGAAGCCCGGCGAGCTGGCCCTTGTTGAAGTCCAGCAGCTTTATAGAAATGTTTTTTGTCATAACTCACTATTTATCAACTACACTTAAAATCAACATCACTCAAGTCAGTCACAACACCTATTCATCCTTGTTGTCATTGAACTCTATCGTATCCTTGATCAGTTGCTCGATGTTTGCGCATCCGATACGGCTTAGATAAGTTATGGTGGAAATGATGATACCTGCAGCGGCAATCTCCTGTTCTGAATAGCCGGGCAGATGCTTGCTGTGATATTTCGAAGCTTCAAGCAATTCCCTCCATTTAACAGAAATCAATAAGATAAAGGCACGCCTGGAGGTATAATTATTGATTTTACCTTTGCGCATTGCTGTTTCAAGGCATCTCTTCGCCAATTTATTCAATGTTATCATTGTTTGACAGGTAATTGTTAGGACTATATTAATATTCTCAAAGATCCTGTATGATCGGGCGACTCTCTTGGTCTGGGATGGGTTATTTTCATTTTTGTTCCTCTTTTTCTGTTTTGATGTCTGTTACTTTACCACGACTAACAAAACACAGACCTATTCCAGCAGCATATACATTGCTACTAGGAATAGATAATAAATTGTTGTTTTACTCATTTCTAATTCGTATTGAATCATAGAAATTATCATAATTCAAAGGTTTACCGCTTGAATGAATCAGTACCCTCTGCCCTAAGTATTTCTTAGGGCAGCTCCAAGTA